CTTGCCGAAGTCGCCCTCGCTCGGATCCATGCCGGCGAAGTCGGCCAGGTAACGCCAGGCCAGCAGCACTGCGGCGTAGTTGCCTGCCATGCGCTTGGCGCCGTCGTCGCTCTCGCTGGCCCGGCTGTTGCGCAGGCAGTAGTCCCGCAGGCCTTCGTACTTGGCCAGCACGTCGGCGCGGTCCAGGTCGGTCAGGTACTGCAGCCACTGGCGCACCGGGAAGCGCGGGAGATCCGCCGGCATCAGCGGGCCGCGCTTGCCGCTCAGGTCCGTGCGGACCAGCTTGCCCAGCAGGCTGCGCACCGGCACGTCCTCGCCGGCAAGCATGACCGGCGCCGACAGCACGAACTGCGTCATGGCGGTGCCGCGCTTGGTCACGGTGTACTGGTAGCTCTCCTGCAGCAGGCCGACCGCCTTGTCGATCACGTCCTGGCGGCGGGCGCTCAGTTCTTCCCAGCCCACGGGATGGCTGGTGTGGCTAATGCTGGTCAAGAGGCGGAATTCAGTCTCCAGACTTTGCCCGGAGAACATGGTGAAGCCCAGGGAGCGCTCCAGGCGCTTGATGAGGGTGGATTTACCGGCGCCCTTGTCGGCCTGGACGGTGATGTGCGGCCAGAAGCCCAGCAGGGCCTTGAGGTGGCCGCCCAGGGCCCAGGCCAGGGGGATGGCGGCCGCGTTCCGGTGGAACGTGCTTTGATAGGCGCGGATCACGGTGGCGGCGTCCTGGACGTGGCCGGCCGGGAAGGTGAGGTTGTAGTAGGGGCACTGCTTCTCTGGCTCGGTGAAGTAGCAGTCGGGCCCCTCGTTGACAGCCAGGCGGCTGTCCAGCCAGGCCAAGCCCACGAAGTTGGCGGCCGTGCGCGCGCCCAGGTGGGCGGTGCGCTCCAGGATCGTGACCATGCGGGAGAAGCGCTTGGGCTCGAAGATCGGGCCGAACTGACCCCATTGGGCCAGGTTGTGGACCTGCTTGTCGCCCATGACCTCGCGCACCAGCTGGGCGCCGTGGCGTGGGGTCTGCACGGTCACGGCGAAGTAGACGGTAGGGGAGTGGTCCGGGTCGCCGGTCATGGTCGACGAGGCGCTGGCCACGGCCACGCGGCTGAACGAAGCCACACGAAAGCCGCACAGGTCGGTATAGGTCGGCGTTTCCTCGCCTTCGTCGCCCTTCTGGTCCATGTTCAGGATATAGCTGGAGAAGTCCGGGCGTACCCTGTACCGCCAGTACTGCGAAAAGTCGTGGGTAGGCAGGTAGACGCGGGGCTTACCCTTGCGGGTGTCGTCACCAGCCAGGCCGGCGATCAGCCAGGTCTCCAGCTCGTCCATGGCCTTGCCCAGCTGCTGCGCGCCATGCTCCTGCAGGTAGTCGTTGGCGTCGTTGATAGTTTCGCCATCGAAGTCTTCCCCCTTCTTCCATTTCGCCTGGTCAACTATAAGCGCGCTGATGTTGAGCGCGGTCAGGCTCTCGTAGATCTTCCAAGCGGCGTTGGGGCCTGGCCGCTGGCCAGCCAGGCGATGCTCGGGTCCGAAAGGCTCGTCGTTGTCCATACAGATATAGACCTGCTTGCCGCGCAGGAACGTCCAGTCGATCAGCTCTGCATTGTTCAGGCCGCGCAGGGCGAATGAGGCCCATGCCGGCTTATCGGCAGTGTCGATCGACAGGGCATTGATAGCGCTTTCCACGATTGCCACATTCTTGGACCGGTCCAGCTTACGTGGGTCGGCCGTCCAGCCAATGCCGTCCTTCTCCCCCTGGCTCTGGGTCTTGTATCCGCCGTTCAGCTCGGGCTCGATGTAGCGCACGTCCACGCCGGCCACGCGCTTGGTTCCTGGGAAGTAGGCAATGAAGGCGGCGCCAGGGCCGCCGTGGCCTTGCGTGCCGGCGGGCTTCTTCGGGCTGGTCCAGGAGTTGTAGCCCAAGGTGTTCGCCCGCAGCGCGGCGTCGATCGCCTCTTTGCTGATGCCCCGGTTTACGAGGTAATCCCGGATCTGTTCCTTCTCGGCCAGACTGCGCTTGGCGATACTCTCTGCCAGGGTCAGGGGTTCTCTGGGTTGGTTGGCCCGGTCCGGCGTGCTGAACGGAATACGGAACATTTCGTGCAGGATCTTCATGGCTTCGCTGACATCGCACCCGTGGACATAGCGCACCAGATCGATGCATGAACCGCCTTCTCCGCTGCTCCAGTCCTTCCAGCCGGTCCCGTGGTCGCGGTCGTCTACGAAGATCGATAGCGATGGGCTGCTGTCCTTGTGGTGCGGAGAGTGATACAGGGCCTTGCCCTTGCCCGGATCCTGGCCGGCGCCCAGGCGGAGGCCCAGGCGGTCGGCCAGCTCGTGCAGGTCAATGGTGCGTTTCAGTTCATCAATCGAGGCCATGTCTCTGGTCTTTCTGGTCTTGTTCTTCGTTGCGGCGGCGTAAACGGGGGCCTACCGCGGCGCAGGTCGCGCTGCAGCAAGGCGTTATTTCTTGGATTGGTGGTGTACTACTGAAGGGGCGACAAGCGGGCCAGCTTGGCCAATTCCACCAGGTCGGACGCGGTCAGTATGATGGCCTCGCCGTCCTCGTCCTTCATGAATAGGGTGAAACTGGTGGTTCGAGTACAGTCGATGCTCACCTTGCTGTGGCACGCGGACAGCTCGCCCAGGGCCTGCAGGGTGACCGTATGGGCCGTATCGGTGGACACGCAAGCGGTCTCGAGCAAATGTTCAATGCAGCGGTCGACCAGGAGCTGGCGGTCCGGGCTCAAGTATTCATCCTGGTGGTCCTGCAGGAAGCTCAGGGCATTGGTGGTAAGCGCGTGGGTAGACATAGGCTTCATTCGTTTAGTCGGATCAAATGGCCAGCTGCATCTGCTGCATGACACGCTCCCTCGCATGCGGGGACATAGGCACACGCACGTCTTGATTAGGCTTGCCGGAAGGGGATAGCCCACGAACGATTTCAAGTGCCGCCACGTAGGTGTAACCGCACTCCACGTCGAGGCACTGATAATGAATCTCTCGCATGGTCGAAGTCTTCTCATAGCTGCTACGCGCGATGCAGCGAGCTCCACAGTGAGGGCAACGGATAACAATTCGCAGGCTCATAATTAACTAGTCGAGTAATAGAAAGACCCCCCGGTCCTGTATTACAACTGCTGTCCTTGTTGGGATTTATATGCCTTGAGGCCTAATCGGTAGATAATCCCAGCCATGGACTGTCGGCTGCGAACTTCGTCTTTACACATCTTTTCCAGCTGACTGTCCTCCTCCGGGGTGAGTGGGATTGGGACGCGGGGATCTTTGCGGGTCTCGGTTTTCATTTCCTATTCTACGCTCGTTACATTATGTGATAATTCGTTACGTTCCGTGAATTTGTGTGGAGTAACGTAAATTTTTGTTGCATAGCGTAAAATTCTACGCTCTACTCCCGGCTCCGTACAGTCTTTTCGTCGATGAATCGAAATATCAAAATCTATAATATGCAAACAAAACAAGTCCTTGTACAAGAAATCATCGACAGGATGAAAGCCGTATTGGGTTTCTCCAAGGACGATGAACTGGCCAATTACCTTGGTAAAAGCCGCAGCACGCCCGCTGGGTGGCGTACAAGAGGAATGATCCCGATTCAGGAAGCTATCGAAATCGCTCTGCAGCACGACATCAGCCTTGACTGGCTCGTTCTTAAACGTGGTAAGGGTCCGGGGCCGGAAGAGCCGGAGCAAACACAATCTACTGATGACAGTGTGGTGATGACTGGGGTGGGTGAGATTCCCGGTTACGTCGATCTTCCCGTGCTTGATATGGCCACCTTCAACTCGACCAGCAAGGATCGCGCCTGGAAAGTTCCGCGTCTGTGGCTTGACCAGGAAGGCCTGACGGAAACCGAAACCGTGATGGTGCGCGCGGCCGGCGATTCGATGATCCCGGCCATCCAGGACGGACAAATGGTTGTTGTCGATCGACGTCAACGCGATTCGGATGGGGTCTACCTGGTGCGTTTCCGAGATGGTGATACGGTGCGCTTCAAGCGTGTGCAACGCATGTTCGATGGTTCCCTGCGCTTGTCGAATGACAACCCGGCTTACACCGTCGACACCGTTCCACGCGATGAAGTCGAGCGCATCGAATTCATCGGGTACTGTCACGCTTCCGTGCAGTCGGTGCGATAGATCAGCGCCCACGCTGCGGCGCCCAGTTCTGGCGCCGCCAGCGCGTATGTCTTCCATCATCCTTCCTCCGCCGCACCCTTCTCCAACGTTCGCCGCTATGCAGCCGCATTGTCTTCAGGAAATAAAAAAACTACTGTATGCGTATACAGTAGTTCTTGGCGCGATTTTCTGCAAGGGTAATGCGAAGTATGCATTAACATCATATAATCATTACGTATATATGATGTATAGATGCCGTTACATTATGTGAGTATCACTATTGATATTTACTTATCACCCTGTAGATCTTCATTTTCTATTCTCGGCTTTCCATCCAATCTGCCGCTGTCGCCTCAGCATCTTTATAGGCCTCGACCAATAGGAAGGCGGTGTAGGCATTGGCAGCGCTTGCCACACGGGGAGCGCACTGCTGCAGATGCCAAGCCCGTTCATCTTCCTGCATTCCATTCCACCAAGCGATGCCTTTTGCCTCATCTGCAATGGCCGGGAACACTCCTCTTCCTACTTCTTGGCCGTCCTGTAGAAGACGGAGGTTCCAGCCACCACCCAGTTCGGTCGCACGTGGATTAATTTCGTAACTGTAGGCCATTGCTACTCCACCGTCATCTCGGCCAAGAGCAGGCGCCGGCCGGCCGCCAATTCATCAACAGCGTGCGCACGTTCGCGCTGCAGTTCCTGGTACTGGGAGCTGTCGCCGCATTCAGCAAGTTGGTTATCGATGTACTCGATCTGCCGCAACAGGTCTTCTTCCTCAGCATCGGTCAGGATGGCCAGGTCAACGTCTTGGTTGTAGTCATTTTGATTCACGTTGTGTTCCTTTCAGGTAATGGTGGATTGTTCTCGTTGCCACTTTGTGAAGTCGACCTCGGCGTGGCGCAGGCCCAGGCCCTGAATCTCTACTAAAGCGGTCTCGATCTTGGCGAAGGCCTTAGGGTTCTGACGCGCAGAACGCACAATGAACTCGTGGCGCCCGCGCAACACGATGGCCCAGCGCCGGCCGTCGAAGCATTCGATGATCGCTCGCGTGACGGCGTTAGTGGCTACCAGTGTCTTGGCCGTGTCGATAGTGACGCTTTCCATGCTGACGTAGCCTCAATAAATTAAAAGTGTTCTACACTTTATATCAAAGTGTATGGCGGTAGCTAGCGCGGTGTAGCTGTCGAGTTGACATAAAAGCCGTTACACGCGACGACCAGCAGGATCACTTCCATCCCATAGACCATAGCGATAGCGTTTCTCGCCCTCCGCCTCGTCGTTCAAGCGCTGCACCAGCGCAGTCATCTCGTCTGGCGGCAGGGTATGGTGTGAGGTACGGAGCCAATCCCCGGCCGAGCCCGTCCACCGCTCAAAAATATAGTATCCATCGCGGCCCATGGTGGCGCGGTCGTTCTCGTTCATCGTTTCCCTCCAAGTTGAATCTGCAGCTCTGGCGCGATCCCCAGCCGTTTCTAGTTCACGCTCTTTGGCGCGCTCGATGTCGATGTGGGCATCTAGTTGCTCTTTGCCAGCGCACCACTGCAGCGCGCCGTTGTTCTTCGGATCGGCCGCGATCCACCTGTACCTGGCGCCGTCCTGCAGCAGCGGCATCAGCTGCGTGGCCACTCGCCTGATCGAACTGTGGTGCATCTTGGTGTTCGTCAGCAGGATGGATGTCAGCTCTTCCCAAAGCTGCTTATCGTTCAACCTCTTCCCCTCTAAGCGATGATAGAAATTCTTGGTGAATAATATTTGAGCCCTTGTTTCCAATATCTTTTTCGATAAGTTCTTTGATCTGAAAATTGTTTAATTTCTGCACATCGCTCAAGCCGCCCCATTTGATCTGAGTGAGTTGCTCTACCTTTACACCCTGGCAGAGCAACGACCATGCAAGAGTTGCATGCCCCGATCGAACTGCTGGAACTCCGGAAATCTTCTGCTTAATAGCGTAATCATGAAATTCATATGTTGAGGCAAACCTCTTGGCAACTTCAAAACATGCTGCACCGAACTGATCACCTACCCATATATTTTCTTTAAGTGAAGCTGGAGCCTCATTAAAAGAAACTCTATCTGCTAAGCTGCGCTCATAGAGACTATGCCAGTCCACCTTCGTTCCCTCTTTCATTTTGATATCAGGTCGAATGCGAATGACTAAATCATATTCTTTCCCAGATTTTTCCGCTAACTTAAAGCACTCCGATATTTTATAGAACATCTTGTCCTGATTTGTAAAATTACGAAAGCGCTCATCTGATTCGTCATCAATTACCGTCACGGTTTCTTTGCCGTAGGCATCTTTAATCTCAGACTCGATTGCAATCAAGCCGGCAGCTTTCGTCGAGAATATGCTGGGATACATTTCCGTAATGGTCGCAATCCCGTATTGAGCGCACATCCTGATATATGAATCTACAAAACTAGCATCGCTGAATCGGCGCTCGACATGACCTTTCCAAGCTGGGTCTGGGAAGCGAACGCCGACGTTTTTCCACGTATGCACGTAGTAGTCGGTATCGTGGTCATTTAGTCCCAAGAGCGACCAGGTAGCTTTGGCGTCCTTGAAACCACGCAGCTGGCCCGACACACATACGGCAATCCGCAATTTTCTGGTCCGGTCTGCTGGTGGGCGATTCGCATCGATTGGCTGCTGACCATTGATGCTGGCCATGCTCCACGTGAGCTTCCATCCAGTGAGTCCATTGCGTCCTTCGACCTGAACTTGCCGAGCGAACCTCTCGCATAAGCTGCGATAAACATCATGCGAAACAACTGGATAAGCGATGACTAAAAGGTTGATCTTTTGTAGGTCAGTGAGATTTTCAATCGGGACCTGTTTTCCGATAATCTCATCAGTAATCTGCCGTACCAGAGTGGCATTTTTTGTCAGCTTATGCGGTCTAAGAATCCTCGCTATTTGCCAAGGCTGCGCCGTATTCAGGAGGCCTAAAAGATTCGTGTATTCCTTGTCGGTCGATTTGTCATACTGCTCGCATACTAAAAAAATTGCCACGTGATTTTCGTATTTGGTGAGATCCAGGCGTTTTGCTTCTGCGGCCAAAATATTTCTCAGAATCAAATATTCACTGTAATCATCTCGAACCAAAAGGCTAATTTCGCATGCGAAGTTAATCGCATCGTTCATTAAAGCGGTTATTGCAGAAATTAGCGATTTCTGAAGGGATATGGCGGAGGTCAAGCCCTCGCGCGAACTAAGAATTCCTTTGGGGTAAAGTTTGACGTCGCCAGAGTTTGAAATCCAATGGCTTAGGATTTTTTGCTGATCGCCGCTGTCTTTAATTAAAGATTTTTCGATCAATGAAATTTCGGAATTGCTGCCATGAGCAGCCTTAAACTTTTTCGTGATCTCTAAAGCAATATGAGTCTGTCCCTTCAATCGCTGCCGGTTAATCTCGTTATAAATTATTTCGGAAGGTTGGGACAAAATTTCGTCAAAATACTTATCAATTGCGTCTTGCATTGCTTTGCCTTAAAAAATTAAGTGGTGTGGCTTAAATTTATAACGTCTGAACTGGCTTAGTCTGCGGCTACCCATACCTCAGGCCGGTCCTGGCGCGCGGCGGTCGCAGCCACCGCCGGCGCGGCGCGGCGAATACTGTGCATCATCGCTTCCTTAAACTGTGCCTCGGTGAAGCCGGCCTGAATCGCGCGGGCGACCAGCTCGCGGCGGATTCGCTGCGCGTTTGCATTGATGACAGCCCCTTCTCTATGGTTCGCCGGCATGACCCCATCCCGGGTCATCGGGCCAGTGCAGATAGTGCGGTCGAAAGCTTCGGTACGGAGGTGGAACTCGTCGGCCAGCTCGACCAGCACGCGGTCCCGCGCCTCGATCGAGAACTCCCCCTGGAACAGCGCTCGGTGCTGTTCATGCGTTAGGGCCTCATCGCCTGTGGCGCGCATGGCGCGCAACATCGTGTTGCGTCCATAGCGGCGCGGCATCATGAAAATCGCCTTGCCCTTCATCCGCGCACCTCGTCCAGTAGTTCAGGGTGGCGCTCGAGCAGCTGCAGCAGCTTGACAGTGGAGACTGGCGGCCGGGTCTTACCATTCTCATAGCGAGAGAAGGCATTGTCGCCGCCGCCGAAGATCGCGCCGGCCTCCCGTTGGTCCAGGCCCAGTTTGCGGCGCACGGTCAGGATATAGATGGGGTCGACTGCCAGGCTGCTGGCCTGGCGGCGTTGAGGGGTGTGTTTTTCCATGAGAATATTTTAACCTAAAAGCCAAAAAATAACCCCAGAGGTTTAGGAAAACTGCCGGCAGCCGTACTAAAAACGTCCGCTATCGTGGTCGTGACTTTTTACTAGCTGCAACGCCGGCGGGAAAACCACAAGAGGCAATGGCGGATCGCCTGGCGTTCAATACGGTTGCAACTACTCATGGAGGGCCCGATGGGCAAATGGAACAAAGTGGGGCGCAAAGTGCGCCCCTTGTTGGAGATGGCCGTCAGTGGTGCACGCCTGGCGTATTACTTGATGATGATGATGGGGAGGGACAGCTAGTCGTCGGCGCCGGTGCCAGCGGCCTCGGTGTCGCGCACCTCGAGCTCGAGCTCGGTGGTGAATCCACCGTCTGCTATCGAGTGGCGGACCTGCTTGACCAGCCAGGGCGTGCTGTCGATCTCGGGCTTGAACCCGGACACCGATATCGGCAGCTCGGGCGAGATCTCGGCCCGGCCGATCGCCAGGCTGTAGGACAGCGTGGCTTCATTGCGTTGCATGCGCTTGAGCTCGGCGCCGGCGGCCGCGCGCGCTTCGCTCTCGGTCGGGTAGACCTCGGGCAGGCGCTTCAGGTTTTTGTTGCTCTCGCCGCCCACGGTCACCTGCTTTTTCTCGGCGTCCCCATTGCTGTGGTAGGAAGCGCGCACGCCGGCATAGGTCTCGCGCTCGGTAATGTTGTACCGGTGCCGATCGCCATCAGCGCGCTTGATCGTCAGGGATGGCAAGGCGCGGCCGCTGGCGGTGCGCGCGGTGCCGATCGGCAGGAACAGCAGGTTCCCATCCTTCACGGTCATGACGGCATCGTATCGCTTGGCCAGGCGCGTCAGGAACGACATATCGCTCTCGTTCGTCTGGTCGATGTGCGGGACCACGATGCTGGCTAGGCGCTCACCCACAACCGGCTTCAACTGGTGGCGGCCAGCGATCGTGCGCACGATCGCGCCCAGGTTCTGGCCATGCCAGCTTTTCTCCTGGCGTTCGCCCATGCCATTGGTCATCGACGCGCTGCGCGCGCGGATCGTGATGCTGTCCGGTGAGCCGCTGTGTTCGACCTCGTTCACGGTGAACGTGCCCTTGTTGACCAGGCCGGCGCCGGCCCAGCCGATCGACACCTCGAGAACCGCGCCGCGGTTCGGGATGGCCATGCGGCCGTCGTGGTCGTCCAGGGTCAGATCCAGGGTGTCAGCCTCGTCCTGCCGGGATTCACTGATGCTCAGGGCCTGCAGGCGCGGCTCGATCTTGCTTGTCAGGTCGCGGCCGTCCAGGGTGATGCGGAATGCTGGCTCGAGTGCGGTCGTCATGCGTAGCTCCCGAAGTCCTGGCCAGCGCCCAGGTCGCCCACGTAGCTGCCCTGGCGCGGGCTCGGCGCTGCGCGGTCGTCATCGGTCCGGGTAAGGTTGATTGTGAAATCCACGCGGCGCGGCGTGCCATCCTTGTGGTGCAAGGTTTGACCCTCGTCCAGGCCCTCGAGGAGGAAAGCGCCGTATACCTGGCCGGCGCCGTCGACCAGGGCATAGGCGGCGCCAGTGTCGCCCATCGCGCGCAGCTCCTTGAGCGATTCCAAGGAGCCAGTCAGCTCCGGTGCCAGGAGGCCGGTGATGGTGATGGTGTCATCCCCCTGGCCCAGAAACTGACGTGCATCGCGTGCACCGATGCGTGATGCGCTCGAATGCTTCCAGCGGGTTTGCCTCTGCAGCTCGCTAAACGAAAGCGACTCCATACCGAATACGAACTGGCCAAGTGCCATCAACATAGGTTCTCCTTTCTCAGTCGGTCAGGCGGGAGCCGTTGCGCGTCCGGGCCGCGCGATCGCGGCGATCCAGTTCGGCGGCAACGGCGCGCCCGATCGCAGCGGCATCCATGCCAGGCTGCGGGTAAATATTGATCGTGACCGGGCCGCCGGCTGCCGCACCAGGTGCGCCTGCAGCTGCAGCGCCGCCGGCGGGCCCGGTGAACTGGAAGGGCTGGGCGGCGGCCGGGGTGAAGGCGATCGTCGCGGCGGTGGCCAGGCCGGTGGCTGCCGCCGTGATGCGCCCTGTACCGTTCTCCATGCCGATCGCTGCGCCCTCGCTCACGAAGCCGCCCAGCTCACCGAACACGCGGCTCGGGCTGCGGATCCCCAGCTTTTCCTTGAACCAGGTCACGGCGCCGCCGCCCATGCTCACGATCGCCTCTTTCACAGCGCCGAGGCGCGACGTGATGCCGTTGACCAGGCCATCGACCAGGTTGGTGCCGAACTCGGAGAAGCGGGCCGGCAGCGACCGGAACCAGGTCATTACATCCTGGAATGTTGCCTTGACGCCGTCCCACAGGCTCCCGAAGAAGGCCTTGATCGGCTCCCAGTATGTGTAGATCCCGTATGCAGCTAGAGCGATCGCCGTAATGGCCAGTCCGATCGGGTTCATCAGCAGCGCGCGGCCCAAGAACATGACAGCCTGGCCAGCCATGCGCAGCCCGCCGCCCAGGACACCCAACACCTTGGCGAAGGTGAGTCCCTGGATGCCCAGGGTGACAAAGGCGAACTTCAGGGCGGCCAGGGGGCCGAGTACGGCGCCGAGCATCAGCATCAAGGCGCCGCCGGCGGTCAGCAGCAGGGCGATCACGGCGATGGTCTTCATCAGGGCGCTTGCCATAAGCGGGTTTTCCTTTGCCCACTTGCCCATGCCCGAGGCAGCTGCACCCAGCCACTCGGTCACGGCCTTGAGCTCGGGCGCGATCGCTTCCCCGAACAGGACCATTGAGTTGGTGAACGTGCCGCTGGCCGCATCCCACAGATTCTTGAGGGTGCCCAGCTGGCGGTTCACCCGCTGCTGCAGGGATGCCTGGTTGGACATGCGCGCCTGCACCTCACCGTAGCCCTTCATGCCCTTGTCCATCATCAGGGCCACGGCCTGTAGGGTTTCGGCGTCGTCGCCATAGAGCGCGGCCAGGACGGAAAGCCGGTCCTGGGTGTTCAGGTCTTTCAGCTTCTCGAACTGCTTGAACATCTGCTCGAGCCCGCCGAACTCGCCCGCGCCGTCGGTGAACTCCAGCTGTCGATTCTTGCTCAGGTTCTTGTTGGCCTTGGCTACCTTGTCGGCATTGAGCGACATCTGGAATATCTTGCGGAAGGCATTGCCCGCGGCCTCGCCCTGCATGCCGGCCTGGTCCGCCATCACCAGCAGCGGCGCCAGGACTTTGGTCCCTTCCAGGCCCTTCTGTTTGATGGTGTCCATCGCCGGCGACAGCTTCGACAGGCCGGCCAGCATGTTGGTGTCGTCCATGCCCAGGTAGTAGGTTCGCTGGATCACGTCCATGAGACTGAGCATGTCGGCTTCGCTGGTTCGGGTCGCGTCCTGCAGCTTCGCGGCGAACTCGGCGGCCTCCGCCGGCGCCTTCTTCAGCTGGACGGCCAGGTATGCGGTGGCTTCGCCCATGCCGCCCAGGATCGTTGTCGGCGCAATGCCCTGGCGGACCAGCATCGTCATCAGATCCTGGAAGTCGGAGGTGGTGCCGGGAAGGCGATCACCCAAGCCCACGGCCAAGGCGTTGATCTTGGCAAACTCCGGCGCGATCTTGCCGCCGGCGCGCATCATGGCCACCTCGAGGGCGGTAGCCGAGTCTTCGGCGGCGGCGAAGGCGGCCACAGGGACCGAAAGGGCCGCGCCGGTGGCGGCACCACCAGCTGCAGCCGCCGCGCCGGCGCCGGCCAGGCGTCCGCCCAGGGCCTGTGTTCTCTGCATGCGTTCACGCGCCTGATTCAGTCGGCGCTGACGCTCGGCCAGCTCGGCCAGGACACGTTGCTGGCGTTCCATCTCGGCCGTGGTGGTACGGACATTGTTACGCAGGTCGCGTTCATGTTGTGACAGATTGCGGGTGTCGATACCGGCGCCGCGCAGGCGATTGCGCAGCTCGCCCAGCTGGGCTTGCTGGCGAGCCTGGGTTTCGGCCAGCTGCCTGGCTGCTTTACGCGCACGGTCAAAGTCGCGCTGCATCGCCTTCGTTGGCGCGCCGCTTGCGTTCATCTGGCGCGCCAGGTCGGCTACGCGCTTGCGCGCCTGCTCGAGGTCATTCGACGTGCTTGTCATGCTCGAGCGCAGCTGGCGGAAGGAGCTGACATCACGCTGCGCATCGCCGAGCTGCCGCAGGCGATCGCGGGTCTGCCGCAGCGCTCCGGCGGCTTGGGTGCTGCCGGCGGTCATGTTGCGCAGCGGCCGAGTGACGTTCTCGACCAGGTTCATCAGCACGCGGAGGCGCAGATCTTGGCTCACTTAGGGTCCTCCTTCTTCTCATAACGAACCCGGGCGCGCTCGCGCCACGTCATCAGTTCGGCAATGCTGAAATCGGCCATATCGCCTGGTCTCCATCCGAACACCAGGGCGAGATCGGCCATGGCTTCGTCGACTAGTTCTGGGAGACCAGCTGGGCAAGCGCGGCCTTCGGCGTCAAAAAACCGGCCACCTCCGCGGCGCACTGCATGAAGTCGGCCGGGTCCATGTTGTGGATCTCGGTAGGGGTCAGGGTTGGATCGGAAATCCGGGGGAGCACCTTCGACAGCGCAGCCACGTCCATCATGGCCAAGTCGTGCAGCTGGGTGCCGCGCAGCTCGCCCGCGGAAGGCTTGCGCAGGTTGATGGCGGTGATGGTCTGGTCGCCGCGCTTGATGGGAGTGTCGAGGGTGATGATGGCGGTGGTCATGGTGTTCTTTCGTAGTCAGGGGTAAGTAAAAGGGGAAGCGGCCGCGCGCGGCGGCCGCTGGCCGGCTTAGGCCATGCCGATGGCTTTGCGGTCTTTGAGCAGAAGGTCGACTCCGCCGACCTTCTCGACCATGCCCACCACGTCGATCTCGATCAGGACCTCGCCGTTGATCGTCAGCTTGTAATAGCTCACCTGGGTGACGACTTTCTGGGTGGTGTCATCACCCACCTTGGCCGTGCCCATGTCGATCTCGCTGTGGCGGCCGCGAACGACCACCTCGACGGCCATCGGTTCGTCCTTGTCCTCGGCACGGTAGGAGCCGGCGAAGCGCAGCTGCACGCCGTCGTGCTTGATCGCGCCGTATTGCTTCAGGGCGTCGACCATGATGCCGCCACAGGTCCATTCCAATACCAGCGCTTCGCCGCCCTGGTCCCACATGATTGGACGGCCCATGCCACCGCCGCGCCACTCTTCCATCTTGCGGGTCAGCTTTGGCAGAACGACCTCGGCAACTTCGCCCATATAGCTGGCGGCGTCGTTGAAAAGGTTCATGTACTTCAGTTTATGGGGGAGTGCCATGCTCTATTTCTCCGGTATAGGGGTTACAGGGTCACCTGGGCCGCGAAGTCGACCAGGTACTGGTCGGTGATGCGCTGGCGGAGGGTGATGTTTTCCGCCGGCGGTACCGGCGTGTAGTCGTAGTCGATCACCAGCTGGCCAGCCTTGAGCGTGTCCGCGGTGTTGGCCTCTGCATCCACCCAGGCCTCGGCGCCCAGGAGGTAGCCGGCGTTGACCAGGTTGCGGAAGGCGTTGTTGATCGACTCGATGATGTCGCGCGCCAAGGACGGGGTCAGCGGCTTGTCGACGGCCCACATGAGCGATTCCGCGATCGAGTCTGCCAGCACGTGCGCAGTGCGGGTGTAGTTCTCGAAGGCGAACAGCGGATCGTCCGAACAGGTGCGTGAGCCCCAGAAGCGGTAGCCGGTGGCGCGGATCAGCGTGGTCACGTCCTTGCCATTCAGGAAGCCGGCGTCGGTGTTCGGGTCCTGCAGGTCCCAGAACACATCGCGCGAGATCCCGGTAGGGCCATTGACCGCCACGTTGGACAGGGTCTTGTGCCAGCCGGTCTCCTGGTCGATTTTGGCGCGGGTGCCCAGGGCGAAGGCGACGGCGGGAACCGGCTCCGCTTCACTGGTCACGGTGTTCCAGGTGATGAACTCTGGCCAGATCACCATCAGCTCGCGTGCTGCGAACTTGTCGCGGTAGGCGCCGGCTTCTTCCTTGGTGGCACAGTCGTGGGCGTGGGCGTACACGAAAGCGCGCAGCTTCTGGGCGGCCGACACCAGGGCGGTGGTCACCGCCTCGGTGTCCAGGCCCGGAGCGCCGATGATGCGTGGCTTGACGCCCAGGGTCGATTGCGCCGCCAGCAGGGCGAGAATACCGGTGTACTTGCCCTGGGCATTGGTGGTGCCGATCACGTTGGAAGTCGTGGCCGCTGCGTCGGCGCCCTCTTCCACCCGCACCACGATGGTGGGCGCCTTGGTCTGCAGGGCGATGGCGCGCAGCGTACCGCGCAGCGTGCCCTGGATGCCTGCCTTGGCCTGGCCAGCCTGGACGTCGGTAACCAAGACAGGGGTATTCAGGGGGTAGGCGGCGGGGTCAGCATCGGTCGCCGTGCAGACCACGCCAATGACGGCCGTGGACATAAAGCGAATCGGGCGCGAGCCCTCGTTGATCTCGATGACGCGCACGCCGTGGTGGCGATCGGTGATAGCCATGTGTTCTCCAGGTGAGGATTGGGCCGAGGTGGCCAGGTCGATAGGGAATCGGATAAGCCATGTTGCCCCGCGCACGCGCGAGACGCAGCAACCGGCTTATGTGCCCGCAACGAGTACAAAAAAAAGCCGGCGCCCATCTCTGGGTCGCCGGCTGATAAAGCGTGCCTGGATCTAGCTGGTCACTTTTGGTCCATCACCGCCAGCACATCAGGGTTGGCCTGGAGGAACCTGGCCAGTTTCTCCAATGGATCTTCGACAGGAGCTGCTAGAGCCGGTTCCGTGGAGCCAGTCATGGCCCAGCTGGCGCCGATCCAGCGCGGCCAGGCCCCTACCGGCCAGGTGTCGCGTGGTGGCGGAGCTTGTTCAGTGGTGCGTGCTGGTAAGTGGAAGACACCTGGCTCGAGCGGGCTCTCGTCGGCTTCAGTTTGACCCAGGTAGCGGCCCGCGACGTCGAATTGGTACACGATTTTCGATGACATGGAATGCTCCTCAGAACTTGATACAAGCCAGCAGGGCGATATTTCGAGGGCGGGCTTCGGTGCCCCCGCTTTCGTCCGTTGTCAAAGAGTGGCTGTGCGCGCCGGCCGACTGCGTTGTGCGCAGCTCGCTGTTTTCCCAGATCCCCTTGAACACATTGCCGTTGGAGAGTCCCGGATTGCCAGGAGGGTGCATTGGGCGGCCGTCGACGTAGTCATGAGAGTGCGACCCACCTGAAGAGGTTCTACCGCCATGGCTGTGCGCCAAGTTCTGGCTTGCCTGTGCGCTTCCAAGTCCACGGCTCGGGTCAACACCGCGGCCGTCGTCCAGTCCCCGGATAAACTCGCCACGTAGATCAGGCAGGTTGAACGTGTTGAATCCATCACCCTTGCCGTACGTTTCACCAATAACCGAGAACAGCAGGGCGTATGCGGTCCGACTGATAGCAGCCCCGTTAGCTTTCATCCAGCCAGTAGGTGCTGCACTGCCGGCGTAGTGCATGACTGCGCCAGGCTGGATCACCATCTTGTTCACTTCAGACTTGCTGTACACGCCCAGGTTTGAGCGTGCGATCGCTACGTCCTCCAGGTCGGCCAAGTTCTGGTCGATTTCCAGCGGCGCAGAAGCGCTACCCGACGGCTCGTTCTGGGTCAGCACAATCATGGTGCCGTCTGGGTATGATTTCCCCAGGATGATCTTGGTATCCGACTCGCCAGCGTCCGCGACTGTCCAGCCTTTTTCCCCGGTGCCCTTTGCCAAGCGGTGACCGTCGATATACACGGCCAGGCCCCGTGTGGTGGTGAACGCCAGGTCGACAATGGTCTGGCCCTCGGCAAGGGTCTGCGGTTCTTCTATGCAGTCCACTGTGACATTGACGTTACCCAAGTCCATCCATTTGAACTTACCGTTCGCATTCGACTCTTTTGCCAAAACTTGGTTGGTCGTGCCGCCGGGGATCAGCACGGCTGCTGTTACGTTGTTCTGGATCCAGGTGCGCGTGACCACCACAACATTCGGATCGACCTGAATGGAAACCACGCTGGCCGAGGAGACCAGGAAATTAATTCGCACGGCGGCATCAGAATACGCTCCTTCTTCTTCGATCGGCTTGTAGGTTGCGGGGAGGTTCCCTACAGCAAACAAGGCACCTTCTGCATCAAAAATCCCGATCTCGTGCATCGTGAAGCCGCCGATTTTCGCGGGGATGATCAGCTCGGCTGTAAACAGAAGCGGATTCTCAGGGTCTTGAAAAACCCGGTTGATCGGTCCACGGAACTTCTCGCGCACCAGTTGGGTTTGTTCGTAATCCGGGAGGGTCGGATTGCCGTCTCCGTCTCCGATAGCCATGTGGGTCAGGTTGATCGAAATGCCGACTGCTTGGGCCGCAGCCATGCGCTGCAGGCCGTAGAAGGTATGAATTGTAGAAAATTGAGCCATTGGATTTCCCGGTTACACCAAGTTCAAAGAAGTGCTGCGCACGACACCATCCGAACCTTTCACGCGCACGGTCAGCGTGGTATTGCTGGTTAGTTCAAACAGCATTTCGCCGTTATTGTTCGGCTGCGCGCTAGATACCGGCTTGATGGTTAGGCCGTCCACCTCATCCAGTCGCATGCGCTCAGTACCGGTGCTGGTAGTGGTGTTCGTCGCTGTGAACCATTGATGTCGTGTTGCCGCGTTGTATAGGGAGCTACCGCCGCCATAGATCACACTGTTGTTTCCCGCCGTGCATTGCACGTTCAATGCAGCGAAGTCTTTCTCTGCATTGGTGTAGTGCTTGCTCAACAAATAGTTAATCTTGTTAGTTGCATCCGCTTCGGTATTGCCGAACCGAACACCGCCTAGCATCGGCTGAGGGAACATCGTCGTTTGCACACGCGCCCCTGGCGCGCCGGTCACGCGGATATAGCGCGGGCCCCCAGCCACGGTGGCCAGGTTTACTGTGATCAGGAAGGTACTGTTGTTCGTGCTCTGGATTGTCACCAGCTCGCCGCCAGCAAAGGGCACACCGTTCAGGTCCAAGACTGGAGTGCCGGACCCGTAGAAAGAAACCTGGCGCACTTCCATCGAGTACATGAAATCGAGCATCTGATCGAGTGTCGTAATCTCAGCCCCCAGGATCGGGTCGATCAGCTTGTCGTTCAGCCGAGGCCATACGCCTCCCTCAATGTCGCCTTTGCGGAAATTGTTGTAGGGGCGAACGGCCGGCGAAAAATCGATCGAATCAGCCGCGGCTGACATTTCCTCGAAGACCACGATGCCGTCAACTTTACTGGCGGCGGCGTCCGCGCCGCCCGGGCCGCGGTGAATATAGAACGTGAAGATTTTTCCGTCCTTGTCTACGTATGCGCCCTCATTTTCAATACGCGTACAGCCGACCCCGTTGTCGTGCATGATCTGCATCATGCTCAACGGTTCCATGATGCTCTCGGCGATGCAGGCGCCGGCCAGATTGAACAACTTGATCCCTTGATACCCGTAGCCGATCGAACTGGCGGCCGTTGCTGCCGTGTAGCCGCCATAGCTGAACACGACATAGCCATCGCCTACCGCACAACCCTGCCGCTTCGGAAATTTGTCCCAATAGACCGTACCGGCAGTCTCACCGGCGAAGCCGGTATCAGATTTGTCAAAGAAGGCTGCGCCCACTCGGTTGAGATCAGCGTCATACCAGGCGAACGTCGTACGGGCGACGAACATGCCCAGCGGCGTGCCCGCCTGTTCCACGAAGTACCGATCTTTATGGAAACTGATCTGGCTGTTCAGGCCAATGTCAAAAGTCGCAACTGGCTCGATGGTCGAACGGTTCTCTGGTCGCGTGGTGATGTCGTAACGACCTAACACACGATCCAGATGCTCAGTCTCGAGATAGCGCTTTCCGTCGATGTAGCGAACGACCATGCCCTCGGTAACGTTCACCTGACCGACGCCAAAACAGCCCTTGTACGCGCTGGTTGTGCGGTCATATGCCACTACCCACTTATAGCGACTGGTTACCGAGGTGCCGCAATACATGAATAGGATTTCATTACCGATCTCGTCGATAGTCCACGCCTGGGGGTAAACATTCGGATTGCCAGTGAGAGCGATGATGGCGGCGTAGTCCGGGAACAGGAGCGGGAAGCGATGCGAAATCCTCTTCATATGCGCTCGCTGTAGCTGGCTCTTGGTCAGCTGGGCCTCATGGTCCGCGATCAGCTTGGCTAGGGACCGAACCGGCCCGCCTTCTGTCTCTACGACCGTGTTTTTATCACCATGGACGATCGCGCGCATCTTTGGCACAAGATCATCCGTAAATTGTCTTACCTTGTTCGCAAGGGTCATTTCATCACCAGAAATTTGGGGTTGGCATTGTTTTGTTCAGCATCGTGTCCAGAGCCTCGACGCCAGCCTCGGTTTGTTCCATCCCGTTGACCACTCCTTCGATCATCAGGTGTACGTCAGGCAGGCCATATCCCACGACGATCTCGCTTCCTATCCCTGCTACGGCAGCAGCCATTGGCCGCACGCCCGTGGTTACCGTAAGGACAGTCTTGTCCAGGTGTGACCGCAGATTTTTTGTGGCTGCAACGACGGCTTCCACTCTTTGCATGCCTTCCTGGCTGATCCCTACCTGATCCACTTCCAGTAGGAGGCGATAGGTGTAGGGGGCGCCAGTTGGGATCTGGTTGAACCATTCCTGAAGGCGGACTGTGAAACCAAGGGCGGCGAGCGAGCGGCGGACGGCTCCGATCGTGCCTTTGACACGATGAACACTCAGACTTTCTTGGATAGACGCGCGCTTCTGCGCATCCGTCCAGTCGTCTTCCCACGAATCTACGGAAAGGTGCTGGGCTAGCCAGGGGAGAAATTCACTCGGGCAATCAGCTGGTCGCATTAGGGCGCCGATCAGAATCGGTATATCGCTCAAGCGAGAGTTAACCGTGGCAAGGTTGCGCTCCAGTGTGGTTGCATTCGGTGGCAACAGATCAGCCATGCGCGCCGCCGGTAATCAAGATTGAAGTACAGTGCGGTGCCTGGGTTTCATTTGCCACCAGGTCGGCGGTAGGTTGGATCAGTGCCACTCGATCGACTCCGCCCACGTGCAGGGCGGCGTAAATGCCGGACAGGGCCACTTCGCGGCCGATTTTGTGACATTCAAGCAGGTAGGCGTCAAGGTTCTTGCGTGCTTCCGTCATTACCAGGGAACTATCCGGACCAGGGAAGGTATAGATGCGCGCCTCAACCTCGTAATCCAGAATCTCGGCCGATTGGACAACCACCTGGTCAGTCAGCGGGCGGACATCTTCGGCGCCGACTGCGTCGGAGACAATGTTCAGCAGGTCCGTATCGGCAGTGCCGTCTCCATCCCTCGACAAGACCGTGACCAAGACAGTCCCCGGGACAGGGCTCGTGGCCCCTGCATCCAGGACGCGGCCATCAGCATTCATCGCACTGGATTTATATGCCCCTACTGGCCCAGCTACCGAAAAGCTCTCGGGGGCCAGCTGGACTCGAATGCGCAAATTCGCATCGGATTCCATCACGGCCGAGGTTTCAAAAGTGGCGGGGGTGATAATCAAGCGCTGAACCCCTAGTAATGCCGCTACGTGATCCAGGGTGCTACCGCGTGCGTAAGCCAGCAAGACCGAGCGGGCCGCATCGTTGACTCTCTGTCGAAGATTAATTTCCCGGTAGCAGCTCTCCTGAAGTAGCAGGGCCTGCGGTTCCGACTCCAGTTCAAGCGTTGCAGCCACTTCAGCTTGCTTCTCGATGGGGTACAGCGAGATAAGCCGGGCCTTCCGTTCTGCATACAGGGTCTCGAAGTCGATGACCTCGACCAGCTCCGGCGCCGCCAGGCGGCTCAGGTCGATCGCGGAACTGTTCATGCGGTGATACCTCCCAGATTGACGGGAACGGCGATATCGACCCGCTCCCGGGAAATGTTGGTAATGCCCTCGATCTCAATCACGATGGTGCCGGGCGCAGCTGCGTCGAGCGTGAACCCGACCCGCTCCAGCTTGAGACGCGGTTCCCAGCGCATCAGCGCGGTGGCGACGGCAGCGAACAGGCGCAGGCGGGTGGCGGCGTTGCTCGGCGCGTCGACCAGCTCGAACAATTCGGACCCGTAGTTCCGGCGAGCGATGCGCGAACCCAGGGGCGTGGAAAGAAGCCGGGCGACCGACTGATTCAGGTGCCGCGCGCCTTCCAGGGCCTGGCCAGTGGTGTGGTTCATGCCGATCATTGCGGCTTCCCGACCAGCTTGCCGTCGCCCTGTTCCATGTGGACGTGGCTGGCCAGGCTGACGGTTCCGGCCTTCACGTCGGCTGGCGTCGTTATGTTCTCGCCGGCGGCGATCGCGCCGTCGACCTCGAGATTGCCGGTGCACCTGGTAGTGGGCGCGTCGATCACGACCACATCGGCCTCGAGGCGGGCCGACTTGGTCCGGACGGTGACGGTCGCCGGCGACTCCACCAAGATCTCGCCGCCGGCCGGCAGTACTACAGTCAGGCGGTGGGCCTGGTGGTTGTACTCAACCACGGCGCCATCCGGATAGATGATGGTTTCGGTGTCCGGGCTGTCGCTTGGCGCCGGCGCTTTGGTCGAGAAGATCCCGCACAGGGCTACAGCCTCGGCCGGGTCGCCACCTGGTGAGATCAGCAGGACCTGTTCTCCCGCGGTCGGCGGCCGCCAAGCGCGGGTGGTGCCGGCGGCCAGCGACAGCCACGGAATCCAGTTGGTTTGCAGCTCGCCACTGGCGACACGGCACCGCGCCGCCTGGTGGTTCACTTCCAGGATGGCGCCCTTGCGGACCAGGTTGAGAAGGAGCCGATTAAGTTCGTTGGTTTGCATTCCACGATGTTGCCCCTCACGCGCGCGTAGCGCAGCAAGCGGCTTATGTACTCGCTGCGGGCACATAAGCCGAGTGTCGCAAGACGCCGCCGTCCTGCCGAGAATGTTGTTTCTCGCGCGCAAGGGTGCGCGACACCTTACTGAATGGACATCGTGAATATGATCAGCAACACCGAGGCAGCGGTACCGCCGCTCCTCTTTAACCACCTCCACCATGGCGATGCGCTGCAGCTGTCCCGCCAACTGCCCGATGAGTCGCTCGATATGCTGCTGACGGATCCGCCCTACTCATCCGGCGGCCTGCACGTCGGCCAGCGCACTCAGACCACCAGCCAGAAGTACATCTCGGGCAATGCCAAGTACCTCGACTTCGCCGGCGACAAAATGGACCAGCGCTCTTGGTCGTTCTGGTGCCACGCCTGGCTGTCGGAAGTTAACCGGGCCTTGAAGCCAGGTGGCTTGGTGGTGTGCTTTATCGACTGGCGGCAGCTGCCGACGCTCACCGATGTGATTCAGGCTGCAGGCTTCATCCTGCGCGGTGTGGCGGTATGGGATAAGACGGCTGGCCGGTTTCGGCCGCGTCAGAACGGTTTCGGCCAGCAGGCCGAGTTCATCGTATGGGCCAGCAAGGGTGCCCTGCCGAAAAACGATGTCTATTTGCCCGGGGTGTTCCAGGCAAAGCTGGCCTTCCCGAAACAGCACTTGACCGAGAAGCCGATCGAGATCGCGGATCAGATCGTGCGCCTGGTGCCGCCCGGTGGCACCGTGGCGGATCTGTTCGCCGGCAGTGGCCCGTTCCTAGCCGCGGCGAAAGCGGCGGGCCTGCAGTGGATCGGCTGCGAGCTGAACAGCGACATTCACCAAGTGGCCAGCGCGCGCCTGGCCAGGACCGAGATCCGGGCGCAACTGGTCGCCTGAAACGTATTCACGGCGCCAGGCTGTCGGTCAGCATATCCCGGATCATGTCCCGGTCCGACTGGCTCAGGCCCAGCACCTGGCGGACCGGGTATTTGTACATGACACCGCCGGGAGCCACCTGGGACGACCGTCCTTCCTGGTGGACGCGCGCGATGCGCGCAACACGCTTGCTCCAACCGATCGAGATCCCGTCGGCGTCTCGCTCGATCGTCATCATCTTGGCCGTACGCAGCTTGGCAAACATCGCCTTGGCCTTGCGCTTCACCCTGCCGGCCTTCGCCCGGGGCCGGTCTCCCTTTTTCCTCCTGGGCTTGCGCGGCTCGAATGCGCTGCCATCCGGCTCTTGCTGGGCGGCGATCCGCTTCTGCTGGCTGCGGCGCAGCGCACGGCCAATGTCCATGGCCACCTTGCGCCGTGCCGCCGGCGTCAGTCTGGCCAGGAGCGGATCCGCCCAATTCTCAAAGGCCTCGAGGTCGTCCATCAGGCGGCCCAATCCGGCGCGGTTTCCACTAGGTGGCGGATCTGGCGCGCGCCGGCGCTGTCCTGGGACACGCGGACCGACTCGGTCAGCGGCAGCTCGATCGACAGGTCGTAGGTGTCGTGGGTGCCGTGGTCGACCTCGAACGTAATGACGTTGCTGTCGTCGTTGACCTGCAGCAGCTCCGGCTGGTTCACTGCTGCCCATTCCAAGATGGCCACCATCACCGGGTCGGCGCTGCCGCTGATATCGGTGAGGATCAGGTTCAGGGTGTAGCCGTACTCGAAGGATAGACCCTTGGGGCCCGGAGAGAGAACCCGGCCCTTGTCCACAAAGACCAGCAGCTTGGACGGATCGTCCTGCAGGGCAGGAACGGCCGCTTTCACCACCTCGCGCAGCGCGGCCGGCTTAATCATGGCCGCTCTCCCGGGCCTGGCATTCCACGATCACGTCGACCACGGCGGCACACTCGCCCCAGGCCGCCTCGGCCCGGCCCAGGGCCGCGTCGAGATCGCCGTTATTTCTCGCCTTCACCGCCGGCAGCCTGCACCGCTGCACCTTCGGACAGGTACTGTCGGTAAGCCGCGGCGCCGACGAAGGAGCCGTGTTCGCGCAGCCGGGCAACAGGGCCAGGCACAGCAGCAGTGGCCCAGGAGCGAATTTCAGCGTTTTCATCTACCAGTTTCCTCATCAGGATTTCACGATCTTCCAGGGCGCTCCGGATGCCGTTGCGCTCTCCTTCCAGCTTGGCGGCCGCCACCTCCCTGCGCTGCACCAGGTCGCGCAGCTGCGTGATGGTGCCGGCGGCGTCGTTCGCCGCTTTGGTAGCGATATTGACGTCGGTTTCCGCCTTGGTCAGTCTGGCCTGCAGGCCGTCCAGGTACAGATATCCTAGGGCGGCGATCGCCAGCACGGCCAGGATCACGCCCAGGCGCGCGCCCAGGGCGCTCACGCCGCCACCTTTTCCCGCTCGGCGTACTTGGCGTAGGCCTGGGCCAGCTTCGCGTCGTACAGGTTCCGCGCATAGCCCGGGCCGTTGTAGCCCTTGGCGAATGTCGCCCACTTGCGCGCCTTCAGGGCGGCCGCCAAGCCGGGCACATGCAGGACATAGCGCACGAAGCTGTCCAGGTGCGCCCCCTCGCTCTCATGCATCTTTTTCACGAAGTCGATCACGCTGGAGTAGCCCAGAGCCTGCCAGTGGTAACCCATGACCTGGAAGCATCCCCAGCTGGCCGACTCGTATGCCGCCTGCAGGTGGATCTGCTTGGCTTGCTCAAGGCGGATCTCTTCGGCCGCACCGCCACGGTAGCCGCCCGCCTCGGGATTGCACAGGCCTGGGAACTTGGCAGCGATCGGCGCCGGGTCGACGCCGTACTTCTTCAGCTGCTTGTAGAACACATGCCGCTCGAACAGGATCACTGGCCGGCCATCAGGAAGGAACCCCTGGCCACGCGACTCCACCTCGTTGACAGCGCGGATGGTGGCCATCTGTACGCCCAGCTGGCCGGCGGCGCGCTCGAGGTCGGCGGCCGACAGGTGCCGGGCTTGCGTGGCGCCTACCAGGGCCATGAACGACTTCGGGCCGTAAATGCCGTCGTCGACCAGGTTGTTGGCCAGCTGCAGCGCGGTTACGGCGCGCTCGGTGGCATCGTCATAGACGCTGGTCTGGACGACCGCATAGCCAGCTTTCTGCAAGCGCTGCTGCAGCAGGGTCACGTCCTCGCCGCGATCGCCATGTTGTAGGACTTTCATTTGTCACTCCAGAGAAGCCGCGCGACATTGCCGCGCGTGCGAACGATGAGAAGGGCCAGCAGCGCGGCGCGGCCGGCGTCGAATGGTCCGACGTCGCCGGCGTATACCAGCTGCTCGATGGCCGAGCCGCCTGCGATCACCAGCAGCAGCCAGGCCACCCAGGACGACTGAGGGCAGTGCGCGGCGCCGTCGCGGCGGTACAGCAGCAGCGCGGCGACGGTCACCATGTACGCCGTCAGGGCGATCACAGCGAACGGGTTCGGCATCATGAGCCCCCTTTCTTCGTGGTGATGAGGCCGATCAGGTCGCCAGCCTTCTCGATCAGCTGCAGGGCGATGACGATGGCCAGGGCGGCGCCGAAGAAGGCAGCTACGCCCGTTGAGCGGATCGGCGTCAGGCCAACGATGTCCTGGGCGCCCTGGTAGCCGACGATCATGGAAATGATCAGGTAGGCCGCGCGCTTGGCCAGGGTCAGGTCCTTGCTGCTGACCACCAGCAGCGCGGCGCCGGCGAATGCGCCGATCAGGGCGTTGCCGTCGACGCCCGGGAACAGGCTGGCCAGCCCGACGCCGGCGGTGGCGATCGCAATTGTTGATGGGAGGGGTTCGGCCACGATTGGCTCCTTTCTAGTCCCACAGCTTCAGCAGCGTGGTGTTGGTCTGTTGGGTTGGGGTGTCGGGCAGGTCCACCTGCAGACCATGCGGGAGGATCGGGCCGTGGTCGGCCAACCCTGGGTTGCGCTCGAGCACGGCTTCGACCAGGCCTTGGGTGCGGCCGAAGTGGCGATAGCACAGCGCGTCCACGGTGTCGCCCTGGTGCGTGACGACGCGCATCAGATCAGCTCGATGGTGGTACGGGGCAGGCCCAGGATGTCTCGGATAGCCCACCTCGCGGCGCGGCGCTCCGTTTCGACCATCGCCTCGAGCTGCTCGGCGTCGTCGTCGCCGGACTTGGTGGCATCGAAGTTGCGGAACTGTTCGTTAAGGTCGGCCTTGACCGTGCGGTAGATGGCTGTGAGATAGCGGCGCAGCTGGACAGCCTCGCGGTCGACCTTGGGCTCCATCTGGTCCACCGACACCATGCCGGCCAGCAGCTGGGCGGCCTTCCAGCCAGCCAGTTCGGTGTTGACGCTGATGACGGCCTCGACCACGGCGTTTCGCAGGCGCTCGTCGGTCACGGTGCCGTCCAGGCGCGCGGTGATGCGCAGGCGCGCCAGGTCGATATCGGGGAAGAATCCGTCATTGGCCACGGTGGCGGCCTCGGGCGGCTGTTGCGGCGCGGGCGCCGGTTCGGTGGCAATGAAGCTCATGGGATTGTCTCGGGAAAGTGGGCGGTGGGCCGGCATCGGATGGATCAGGCAAAGCCATCCCATCGTCCGCCGGCGCCGCCCTGGCCGGGGGGCTCGTTACGTGGTGGCGCCGTCCTGCGCGCCACCGTCCAGCTGCTTCTGCAGCCGGGCAATGTCTTGTTTCACGCCAACGCGATCGAACAGCTTGACCGCGCGCTCGAGGTACGGCAAAGCCGTGGCTGGATCGCTCTGCTGGGCCAGGCCGATCGCCTTGTACTGCTTGGCGCGCACCTGGTCATGCATGTCGATCGGGTCGGTCAGCTTGGCCACCTCCAGCAGCTGCTGGACGTCGAACAGCTGCTCGGCCTTGATCGCCTCCAGGGCGCGATCCGAGATCTCCTCGGCCAGCACCGTGGCCAGCGACCGGTCGAAGTGGTCAGGCATGGTCAGGCCGTGCTGCAGGGCGTAGCCGGCGATCGCCAGCGCGCCGGCGATGTCGCCCACGTCGATGCGCCAGGTCATGACCGTGACCAGCACTTCGTCCTGGGCGCCGCGGCCGCCGGCCAGCACGCCATCGACGTACTCGACGTAGTCCGGCAGCAGCTCGCGTTTGACGTCGACCTTGCGCTCGACCGACTGCACCGACTTGAGGCGCCGGCGGTCAGCGTGCAACTTGGCCATCATCAGCTCGTAGGCGCTGGATCCGGCCATGCTGGCCGACCCATCAGCCGAGGCCGAGGCGGCCGCCAGCTGCGCGGTCACCTGTTGGTAGTGGCGTTGGGCTGGCGTCTTCATCATTCCCACTCGGTCGTGATGTTCTCAACCAGGCAGCCTGCGCGGTAGTCCTCGATCACGTAGTCGTCATTGCTCGACTCGTAATTTTCGATCTGGTCGCGCTTCGGGTTGTCGATGATGGCGCGGCGACGGGCGCCGTCCTGGTAGTAGATCGACAGGTTATCGAGGCGAGTAATCATCACCGCATTGGCCGGGAAGAATGGGACCTGGACAGCCTGCAGGCCGCCGATGCGCTTCTGGCTGAGAACGACGTCGGCCGCCATCTTTTCGCTGTTGTCCTGGTCCTTGTTCACCAGTGGGAAGTACTTGTCCTGCAGCAGGCCGCGGCCGCAGATCACGACCAGCTCGGGATCGTCCGCATACACCTCGTCGACCAGGTTGTTGACGGCATCCATCACCAGGGCGTCCAGGTTCTTGTAGTCGGCGCCGGCCGCGATGCCAACGCGGATCTCGCCCACGGTCGCGCCCTGCTTCATGACGCGCGCCGGAGCTTGTTCGCGGTACTTCTGCAGCCAGCCTTTGCCCACGTCCTGCAGCTTGGGGTTGGCGGCGCGGTTCGAGGTGGCGGCGCGCTCGACACCATTGAAGCCGATCATGATGCGATCGCGGGCTTGCTGCTTGACGATGGCATCGCGCACGCGAGTCTGGAAATCCGGGAACTTTGCCCAGGAGTCCAGCTTGGTATAGCGCAAGGCGGTATCGAAGTTGATCTGCTGGCACTGGTACGTATTGCCAGTCATATCGGTCGGATCGGTCGGGGTCCGGTCCTTGGTGGTGGTGTCGGTCGTGCTGGCGATGGTGCCGGTCGTGCCCAGGCCCAGCTTTTCGCCTTGCTGTTCGTCCACGCCGATTACGTTGATGCGGGACAGGAAGTCGCTCGACAGTTGGATCCGGTCTTCCAGCTTCTGCTGAACGGATGGAGCCACCGAGAATTTCTCGGCAGCGTTAGCTACACCGCTCAGTTGAGCGATGGCCACCGCATAGGCGGTGTATTTGAGGCGGGTGTTGTTACGCATGGTCTCTCCAGTGTGCGTGTTAGGGATTAGCAGTCGGTAACGACCTTGTTGTCGCCGCCGGTAACCAGTGGACGTGGCGGAGTGCCATCCGGCGCAGCGGACAGCTTGGCGGTGAGGTCAGCCACCTGGTCGCGCAGCTCTTTGAAGCCGGTTGCTACGGCGGCTGCTGTTTCCTGGCTGTGCGTGGCGACGGCTTCCACCGCCTCGTGCACGTCCTTGAAACGCGCGTCGGATGCCTGGTCCTGCTCCTTGGTGGATTTGCCCAGCAGGCCCTGGACCTTCGACAGCAGCACGGCGCCAAGGCTCTTGGTTTCCATCTCGATGACCAGCTCCTCATCGGCCGCACTGAACAAGTTGGCCGGGTCCTGCTTTTTCTTGGCCAGTGGGCTGGCGGCCGGATTCTTGGCGGCGAAGGCCAGGATCTCGGTACCCAGGCTGGCCGGGTTGTCGGTTACAGCCAGGCCGACCAGGTAGGCCTCGCCGGTGTCGGCAAAGCTCGGGTTGATCTCACAGGAGGTGTAGATCTTCTGGCCGGCCTTGGTCATGGCCACCAGGTCGGCGGTTGGCTTGATCTGGGCGTACAGGCCCAGCTTGCCATCTGGCTCGTCGCGGGTTTCCAGGGCCAGGACATCGCCATAGGCCTTGAATGGGCCATCCGGAACGACACCGCGGAAGTGTTCCAGGTTGATCCGGGCACCGTAGGTATTGACCGGGTCGTAGTTGGTGGCCATCTGCTCCAGCCAGTCGCGTTCGATGACGCGGCCGTCCGTGGTCGCGCCTTCCTTGGCAATGCGGAAGAGCTTGGTCTTCTCGGCGTGGTTACCGGTGCCGCCGGCGGCCGCGGTCATGCCCATCAGGCCGAGGCCGGTGGCGATGCCGGCATCAGCACCGGGCATCTGCAGGGCTGCTGCTGCCTGGGTATCGAAAGCACAGGCTACCAGGGCGGCGACGGCGCCCAAAGCCAGCGGGAAGTAGCGTTTGCGGATCATGTGTTCTCCAACGAGGTTAATGGTGTTGACCAGAGGCATGTTGTCCTGTTGCGCTTGCTGACTCAATCACCGGCTTATGTACTCGCAGCGAGTACATCAGCCGCTTGTCGCCCTCACGCGCGCGTAGCCCTACGCTTCGTCCATGCTCGACAACACCCCAACCGATCAACCCGATTTCGACCCGCGCCGGGCCGCGCGTGCCCTGTATTGGCAGGGTTGGCGGATCTCGTCCATTGCCCGCCATTTCAGCTTGAAACGCGCCACGGTGGAGTCCTGGAAACAGCGTGATGAGTGGGATAAGTCGACCCTGCTAGAACGCATTGAGTCGTGCGTCGAGACGCGCCTGGTGGCCCTTATCTCTAAGGAGAAGAAAGACGGCATCGACTTCAAGGAAATCGATCTGCTGATGCGCCAGATGGGCCAGTCGGCGCGCGTGAAAAAGTACGAGGACACTGGGCGCGAAAGCGACCTGAACCCGAACTTGGAGCGCAAGGACGCTAAGCCGCGCAAGAAGGCGGCGCGCAACGAATTCAGCGAGGAGCAGATCGAGAAGATCCGGGAGGCCTTCCTGGACTCCCTGTTTGGCTACCAAAAGGTATGGCATCGCCAGGGCCATCAGCGCACGCGCAACATTCTCAAGTCGCGCCAGATCGGCGCCACGTGGTACTTCGCGCGTGAAGCGCTGCTCGATGCCCTGGAGACCGGCCGCAACCAGATCTTCCTCTCAGCCAGCAAGTCTCAGGCTCACGTTTTCAAGCAATACATCATCCAGTTCGCCCGGGAGGTGTGCGATATCGAGCTGCAGGGGGATCCCATCGTATTGCCGAACGGCGCGCACCTGTACTTCCTGGGCACGAATGCCCGCACCGCGCAGAGCTACCACGGAAATTTCTACTTTGACGAGTACTTCTGGGTGCCGAAATTCCCAGAGCTGAACAAGGTGGCCTCGGGCATGGCCATGCACGACAAGTGGCGCAAGACCTACTTCTCCACACCGTCGAGCATGAGCCATAGCGCCTATCCATTCTGGAACGGCAACCACTACAACAGGGGCCGATCGAAGGGTGAACAGATCAACCTGGACGTGACGCACAAGATGCTGGCCAAGGGCCGCCTTTGCGAAGACGAACAGTGGCGGCAGATCGTGACCGTGGAAGACGCGTTTGAAGGCGGCTGTAACCTGTTCAATCTGGATCGCCTCCGCCGGGAATACAGCGCGGAGGAATACGCCAACCTGCTGATGTGCCAGTTCATTGACGACACGGCCAGCATCTTCAAGTTCAGTGACCTGCAGGCCTGCGGCGTCGACAGCTGGGTGGACTGGGTGGACGTCAAGTTCTTCGCCATGCGGCCGTTCGGCCACAACCCGGTTTGGATCGGGTACGACCCGGCGCGGTCGGGCGACTCGGCCGGCTGCGTCATTCTGGCGCCGCCGAGTCGTCCAGGGGGCAAGTTCCGCGTGCTGGCACGCCACCAGTGGAAGGGAATGGACTTCGAGGCACAAGCCAAAAGCATCCAGGACCTGTGCGCACAGTACAACGTGACCTACATGGCGATCGACACGACCGGCATCGGCGCCGGCGTCTATGAGCTGGTCAAGAAGTTCTACCCGGCCGTGGTGGGACTTCACTATTCGCCGGAAGTGAAAAGCCGGCTGGTCCTCAAAGCACTGTCGGTCATTGGCAACGGTCGCCTGGAGTGGGATGCCGGCTGGACCGACATGGCGCAATCGTTCATGGCCATCCGCAAGACGATGACCCCTACCGGTCGCCAGGTCACATTCACCGCCGGGTATAGCCAAGAGACCGGGCATGCCGACCTGGCTTGGGCCTGTATGCACGCCCTGGGCAATGAACCGCTGGAAGGCGGCACCGCCACCAACACCTCAATACTGGAGTTTTCCTGATGAAGAAGCACAATTACCGCCGCGGCGCTGCTGCTGCGCCAGCTGCCGCACCGGCCAGTCCGCCGGCATCCGTCGAGGCCTTCACGTTCGGAGATCCGACACCGGTCATGGACCGCGCCGAGATCCTGAATTACCTGGAATGCCTGTCCAACGGCCGCTGGTACGATCCGCCGGTTAGCTTCGCCGGCTTGGCCAAGTCATTCCGCGCCGGCGCGCACCACGCCTCCGCGCTGTACTTCAAGGCCAACATCCTCACGTCCACCTTCAAGCCACACAAGCTCTTGTCGAGTGCCGAGTTCGGGCGCCTGGCCTTGGACTATATGACGTTCGGCAATGGCTACGTGGAGCGCCGGGATAACCTGATGAACCGTCCCCTAAAGCTGGTGGCCCCGCTGGCCAAGTACATGCGCCGCGGCCTCGAGGCGGGACAATACTTTTCCCTGGATGGCACAAACGACCCTCACGAATTCAAGACCGGCTCAATCTTCCACCTGGTCACGCCGGATATCAACCAAGAGGTGTATGGCTTGCCCGAGTACCTGGGCGCCCTGCATTCGGCGTGGCTGAACGAGTCGGCCACGCTGTTCCGACGCCGCTATTACGAGAATGGCAGCCATGCCGGCTTCATCCTCTACATGACCGACGCAGCTCAGACAGAGGCGGACGTTACCGCGCTGCGCACGGCGCTCAAGGACAGCAAGGGGCCCGGCAATTTCCGCAACCTGTTCATGTATGCGCCTGCAGGGAAGAAGGATGGCATCCAGCTCATCCCAATCAGCGAAGTGACCGCGAAGGACGAATTCTTCAACATCAAGAACGTGAGCCGGGACGACATGCTGGCGGCGCATCGAATTCCGGCCCAGCTGATCGGCGTGGTGCCGCAAAACGCAGGCGGATTCACTGATCCGGCGACAGCGGCCAAGGTGTTTGGCCGCAATGAGATCAAACCGCTACAGACGCGCTTCCTGCAGCTGAACGAGTGGCTGGGAGATGAGGTGGTGCGCTTCGTGCCATACACACTAGAGATGGACGAAGCGGCATAGGTTCTATTCGAGAAGGCTGCCTTGCGCCGGCGCGGGCGCCGCCGGATCGATAGCGTCCAGCTGGATCTCCTCATTGAAGTGCATGAGCGGTACTGCCAACATTTCCTCGGCCTGCTGAATCAGCTCGTCAACCTGCTGGGCCTGCTCGGACTCGTCCACCAGGATCTGGGCGTTGAACGAAGCAAACCGGGCGCCCCGTTCTCCCTGCCAGGCCACGCGAGAGTTGATGATATAGACGTTGGCATTGCCAGACTTCAGCACCTGGACAAACTTGCAATCACGTAAGACGACGATGGTGTTCTGCACGGTACGCTGGGAAATTCCCATCTGCTTGGCGATCGCGGCCGCGCTCATGACAACTCCGTTGGTTCCGCGTGACAGTTTCGAGACCATGAAGTGTAAGACAGACAACGCCATCGGATGCTGAATACCCAGCTTCCACATTGCCTGATGTGCCGCCTTGTCCGACTGCAGCCAGCCTTGCGTCTTATTGCCTCGACCATCTTCTTGCGGAAGCGTAATGTTTTCGCCCATCATGTCACCTCGGAATGCTATGGTTACGCATGGTAGTGCATAGATCGCGCATTTGCAACGTATTCGGACGCAATATATGGGTACTGAATACTTCCCGAGTGCGTAGCCCTACGCACCGCGCAGCGTATTACACCGCCTTACCGAAACTCCAAAGGTTTCGATTTATCCACGCGCATTCTCGCCTCTTTTTTGCGCAAATGTACGCACCCCGATTCGCAGTTCTACGCACCACGGTTCGCAGTTCTACGCACCAGCGTGCGTAATCGTCTTTTCAAAGTAGCCTTAGAGAAATAAGGCGGCGTTCATCTTTTTGCAACTTATTTGCCCTATTAGGATGTTGCACCTTTTCTGGTGCTCTCCAAGGGTATGAAAAGTGACTGCAACCGCCTTACGGCGGCCGCACAAGGTGCCGGCCGGTTCCCGGCCTCATAAACTCAAACCCATAACGCATCTGCTAACGGACGACCCGGCAGACCTTCGCCGGGCTACGGGTTGGCCGCGCTCGAGCGCGGCCAAGTCCTACCGGACCGGCCCTACCGGCTCACCCTGAGCGCTATGCGCCCAGGGCTTTGGGCCCTGCCGTTCCGTTGACGCTGGCCGAAACCCCGCGCCCTCTCGGGACGCGGCGGCCGCTCGCCATCACAACGCAGCTTCAGCAAACCCGGCTCCCAGCTTATGGGCGGCCTGTTGCAGCAGCATCGCGCGGTACCGGGTTTTTGTTCTAGGGGGATACCCCCGTTAACCGGGCGTGCCGGTTTCCGAAGGAAATCGGTGCGCAACCAAGCGGGAGCGCGGGAGGTGTACCACTTGCTTGCCATGTGGCCCGGTCCGATTGCAGGCTGATAAAGGGTCTAGCCATCTGGTCGACCAGCTGCTGTTGAATGCATCCTGGTGTTCGATAGCGCAAGACCATGCGCAGTACTACGCACTACAACGACACACAAACACGACACAAACAGATCTAGCCAGCGTTGCCAGGGACTCTAGAACGCATCAGGCGCTGCGAACTGGTGCAGCTGCGCTTGGCCCCGGTATTGGCTGGCCACGAGCTCTCACGGCCCCTGTGCCCCCCTCGTAGGCCTCCCCGAGCATCCCCCTCCCCCCCCCCCGGCCCCCCCCCCCTCGGCCCCCGGCCTTCGGAGGTCCCCTCCCCGCCTCCGGTCTATGTCGAGGCCTCTGTTGTGATGCGCGCCCCCTCCCCGGGCCGCAGCCCGCTCCTGCTGGGCTTCGCCGGGATCCTGGGCGAATCGGTTTGATGCGGATTGATGCGGGAATGGGGGGCATTTTCGACACCAAGCGGGGACCTGGAAGGGAGGGAGGCTTGAAGCCGACACACGGAGAAAACATCGTGGATTCGTGGATCAGGTCATTTCCTGCTGTAACTCTTTGATTTTTTTCAAATTGGGCTTCCATGGAATCCACGAAAAACCCGATTCGCCCATGGAAAACCCGTGGATTAAAAAATAGGCAGATTGGAAAACTCATGGAGACGAGGCTAAACCCTGTGGATGCGCGTGTGGGGGCCTTTGTATCTCTCTGCCCTTCTTTCTTCTTTCTTTTCAATAACTTAAAGAAGAAGAAGAAGAGGGCGGCGCAGGCGGTCCGGCAGGGCCTGCAAACAGAGTTCGTGGAAAAACTGGGGTAGTTCGTGGAATTCTGTGGGGTAGTCGTGGGAGGTTTTCCCTCGCCAATCAATGACTTAGGTGAAAAGTGTACCGCAATCCACGGGTTTTCTGTGGTGTGTGTGTCCTCCCATTGCCGAGAATGCACGGAGGCCGCCAGGCCGTCGACGCCCGCCTGGCCAGGGCGCTGAATCAATCCGGGGAAAACTCACATCAACATTACATCAACTTGCAATATGAATTAAGTTGATGTATTGTTGATGCACACAACACATTATGTTGATGTATACATGATGTATAGACCCGCCTGTTTATGCATCGCCTATTACTGCCCGGCCCCGGGCGACCATTGAAAGGACGCACCATGAAAGACCTGATGCAAGAGACCACGGAAGCGATTGCAGAGTATGAAAAGGCGGCGGCCGCCCTGGACACCATTGACCTGGTGGGCGGGTACGTGATCCGTTGCCAGAATGTCTATCTGACGTTCGACGTGTCGGAGGCTGGCGACGTATTCAACCCGCGGCCTTGCCGGCCGCACCTGGCGCGCAGCTTCACCTGGCTGCAGGCCAAGGCCTTGGCGGCGCACGTTTGCAACGGCGAGAAGCATGTGGGGGAAGTCGTCCACGTTCGCCAGGCCGTGGCCGAAGTCCTGGACGCTTACCGCGCCGTGCTGGGAACCCTGGAAGCGTTTGAGCGCGGCGACGATCCGGCGCTGTAATGCAGACTTGATGTATAGATACCGTATAGATACAATCAACCTGATATCAACATAAGGTAAATGCCATGACGATTTACACCGTAGCGAACACCAAGGGCGGGGTGGGCAAGTCCACCAGTACTGTCCAGATCTCGACCGGCTTTTCCCTGCGTGGGGAGGATCCCTGGGTGGTGGACGCCGACAAGAAACAGACGTCGGCCTTGCTGTCGCTGACGAACAGGGTAAATGCCGGCCTGCCCGGGATTCCGGCCACCGAACTCGGGGACGGCGCCACGCTGCGCGCCCAGGTGCGCCTGCAGGCGCCGAAGTTCAAACACACGTTCATCGACGTGGGCGCCCGGGATTCCGGCGCGCTGCGCGCCGCCCTAACGATCACGCAAGTACTTGTGGTGCCGTTTGCGCCCCGGGCTTATGACCTCTGGGCATACGAACAGATGATCGAGCTGGTGAGGGAAGCCCAGGAGGAACGCGAGATCCTGGTGGTGCCGTTCCTGAACATGGCGGACCCACATGATGGCCCAGGATCCGACAACGCCATTGCGATCGCTGACGTGGAGGCCTATGGCTTCAAAGTCGCCCCGGTTCGCTTGGGCAATCGCAAGGCTATTGACCGGGCCAGTGCGGCCGGGCTGAACGTGAGTGAGTACAAGCCAGCCGACGAGAAGGCCCGCCTTGAGGTAGGCCAGCTGGTCGACTACCTCCTGGGACTCTCGCGCTCTTGATACCTCATGAGTGCATCATTTCTACATCAACATGATGCACCTTATACATCAACACTACTGTAGGATTGAATATGGACCGTAAGATCCCACCAAAGCCGCAACGCCCGGAAATGTCGGACGAGGCAGCGGCCCGCTTTATCAACCAGGCGCCGGACGTTAAGCCGGCCGCGGCGCCGGAAGTGCCTGGCCAGCCAGCTGCAGCACAGCCGGATCCGGTCGTGCCGCGCACGCTGCGCAAGCGCAAGGAGCCGGTCACGATGACCCTGGATCCGGGCATCCTGGCGGAGTTTGACGAACTGGCGGCCACCATGGGCTTGAGCCGTGCGGCCGCCACCGGCATGGCCATGAGGCGAATGATTGATGAGGAAAAGAAAAAGCGATGACAGCGTGATGGGTCATGCGAAAGGACAAGGGCCACCATGACGGTGGCCCTTTTTTTATGCCTGCAGCCTGGCCATGTAGGCCCGGCGCTGCTCGACCTGGTCGGTGTCCAGTTGGTCGTACTTGGTGCAGTCGCGCAGGGGTTCAGCCGGGTAATAGCGGGCCGGGTCTGGGTGGCCCTGGCAGCGGCCCAAGCCCTGGGCCCGCATGCCCTTGTCGCTGCGTTCATGGGTCATCCGGTCCTTGACCGTGAAGCGGCGGCAGCTGATGCAGTTGACTGGCATGGCCGCTCCTATTCGGCGCTCGGGCCGTTGTTGAGCTTGACGGCCACGTGCAGGCCATAGCCGGCCAGGGCTTGGAGCGATAGCGGCGTGAGGTTGTTGACGCGCATGTTCAGGATGGTACGTTCCACCTCCTTGTCGCCCTGCAGGACCTTGGCGGTCTTGAGCTGCTTTTTGAACACGGTGGCCGACTTCACCGGCATGCCGTTCCACTTGTCGCGCAGGTGCATCGACGTGGCCAGGTGCTCCATGACGTGAGACGTGCGGACCAGCAGGCATTCCTCGCCGTCCACCTTGTCGAACTTGTACGGATGCTTGAAGGTGCCGCGGTCGATCTCCGACAGCAGCGTTTCCATGATCCAGACCCACGGCGAGCGGTCGGAGTCCGATTCCGAAATGTGGGAGTTCATTTCCGCAATCAGGTCCTTGCCGAAGTCGCCCTCGCTCGGATCCATGCCGGCGAAGTCGGCCAGGTAACGCCAGGCCAGCAGCACTGCGGCGTAGTTGCCTGCCATGCGCTTGGCGCCGTCGTCGCTCTCGCTGGCCCGGCTG